TTCCTCCTATTCGTATTCTGAAAAGAAGTTTCTTTATTTTTATTTTTTCGGAATTATCCGCCTCTTGATATTTAGGCTTTAGATATCTTGTTATAGCTCCTCTTACTTTACTCCTGACCTTATCGGCGTCCCCTCCGTTTTCTATCTCCCGTTTATAGCTTTCCGACAATTCTTCAAGAATCTTCTTTTGACCGTCATAATCTTTATCTACTACCTTATATAAGTCTTCGGCGTAATCCGTATAGCTTTTTTTCATTCCGAGTTCTTCTAATACAGATTCTTCTATTCCGTAAGCCGTCGTCTCTTTCCTGTTTGGGTCCGCCGCCTCGCTTACTACATTACCTATGGCCCTGAAATCTCTCCAAATGTTTCTTGCCGGTACTCCTACAAAATCGCCTACGGCAAATATCATATTTGATATTTTCTCTCCTATAGGAGTATCCGTATCGTATATTTTTTTAGCCGCGTCTACCAGCTTTGAAATAACCTCTACGTCTGCTCTTTCTACGGAATAACCTTCAAAAAGCGAGTTTATATCCCTCGCCATAGGCACTAATGACAAAGGATTTATATTACCCCAAGACTCGCCGACCGCCTTTCCGAAAAATCTTTCCCAATAGGTTTTGTCCTCGTCGTCGTCTCTCGCGGCTGTTACAAATGACTTAAGAATAGCCGCCGCCAGCTGTGAAGTTAGAAAAGCGGCGAGAGTTTTAGTCGCGTATTTCGCTTTTTTCGTCTTTTTCGCGTCCATTACTCCGTCAATAAGCATATTAAGACTTATCGTCGGTTCGGCCATAAACGCGGTTATCATTGACACGCCCCACGTCTTCTGCCTCATAAGCTGTGATTTTGACAAAACAGAATCATAAACCTGCGTTAAGTTCGCCACCTCTCTAAAGCGTTTTCCCGCTTCTTGCAGAAGCGCCTCTCCTTTTAATTTAGTCCTATCAGCAGTCTCGCGCTTGCAGGCGTTCCACAAAGAGGCCCAGCCTATCTCGTCTCCCTTGCTCGCCCCGTAACCTAATATATCCTGAAGCATTTGCTTATCTGTAGCTATATTTTTTACATTCCCCTTAACCGTTTCGTATTCGCGGCGAGTAAGATAGTCTTTACTCGTCATTCCTACCATTGTGTCAAATCTTCCCATTTGCTTTATTATAGCTATAGGAGCGTATCGTTTCAGTTGTTCGTAATCGGCCGACGACGAGGTTTGAAGTCTTTTCTCTTTTTTTGGCGCCTCTATTTTTCTGCCCGCAAAATATTTTGGATTTATCATACACATTGCCCTGAGTATTGACGTAGGCTGCTGAACGGCTACCGACATTGAAGCATAAGTGGCGGCCTTTTTAAACTGTGTAGTCAGCTTCTTCATCACCTGTTCTTCTTTAGGCAAACTCAAACCTCCGTTTACGTCTCGCATAAAGGTTTGTATGTAATTAACCGTGTCACCTGTATATGTCGCATTAAGTTGCGCCTTTACAGTAATTCCATTCTCATTCTTATAATTAAGAACCTTGTTTAATTCTTCAATAGGCCTCATCAACGAACTGTACATAGCCATTTGCGCCACATGCGCCGACCAGACGTCCGTAATATCGTCTAAAATCAGCGGGTTATTAGCCCCGTAAGTCAGATTTTTTGTATATGAGGCGTGTTTGAGCCTGTTTTCAAGCCCTTGCGTACCTCCGGAATTGCTGTATATAAAATTAGAATCCGAGTTAAAAGGTATGTAATATTTCTCATTGAACTTACTGATACCGTACATTTCTCTCGTTACCTGATTGCCGTAAGAGGCCATATCCTCAGACAAATATTTTACAAGCTCGTCCGTAAAATTGATTTGTTTTTCCGTCAGCTTTCCGCACGCCTCTATATATTCGTCAAAGGTAATAGGTATTCCGGTTTGTTTGTCCGTGTATTTTATTTTCCCATTTATAGGCCCTATTTTCTTTTCTTTCGTCTTTTTCGCATTTCTGAACGTGACTCCGCCAGAAAATATGTGCATAGACTCCATGCCGTTTTCCTGCTCACGCCTGCCTGTAGCATATAGGAGCATTAACTGCTCAAGAGTTACCTCGTGTTCGTCTCCTCCTATTTCTATTTTTATCCTCTGTTTCTTGTCCCAATTATAATATCCGTTCTTTTCAGCTATCTCCTTAAACTTCTCTCTTGAGTTTTGCATGATGTTGGCATATTTATCCTGACCGTCCAAAAAATCGTTATATAGGTCGCTAAAAGCCCCTCCGAGCCTTTTAAAAAAATATCCCGGCGTAATATTACTATCTGCAAAGGATTTGACGGTCTTGTAATACTGATTTTCGGTTATAGCCAGCCTTTCTTTCACTTTTTCCTTAGTATGCTCTGCTATGGTAGCGTCGCCTACTTCCGCCAGCTTCGCTTTCTTTCCGGCGATAAAAACAGTATTTGCTGTTTCTAACATCTTTGAGAGATTGTCAAGAGTGTCCTTGATTATAGAAAGCTCGCTGCTGTTAAGGTCATTGAGGGTTTTGTCTTTGAGAACTTCTTTAAAGGTCTTTATGCTATCCTCTATGTCCTTGTCGTATGCGGAAATGAAGTCAACATATGTGTCATCCTTGCTCGCTTCATTTCCTTCCGCATCTTTCATTCTCTCGCCGATTCTGTTATACATATCAGCAAGCCTCGCACTTCTTCCTTCTTCAAAGACCTCTTTATCATTTAAAAAAGGCTTAATAAATTCCGACACGGCTCCTTTCATCGCGTCCGGTATATTTTTACTGTAACTGTTTGCCTCCATTGTGCTATTCAGTCTTCTCACTACCGTCGTTATACGTCTTTTATAGCTTTGCTTTAATTCAGTTTCCCTTCTGTCTGCCGCCCATTTCTTCGTTTTATCTCTGTATTCTTCCTTTACGCTCCTTATAAGAACCTTGGTCTCGGCCTTCAGTTTGTCCATTTCAGCTTTCTTTTTATCCGCGAAGGTCTTTACGCTCGGAACATCGAAATACCTTTCGTATACGTCAAGGCCTACCATTATGGCAGCTTCGTCTTCGTTCATGCCGAGAGTATCGATATAGCTTTCGCTAAGGCTTTCTACTATATCGTTTAACTTAATAGGTTGGTCCGCCGGAGAAATATTGGGATCGAAATGTTGAGGATAGGCTACCGCCCATTCCTGCCACTTCGTATCAAGGGCAGTTCCGTTATCAGTAACTCTCAACTTTCCGAAATTCTTTCTTCTGAAATTGTCATAACTTCCGAAATGATATGCGGTCTCCTTTTTCTGAACATCGTCCAGAGTTATCTTGACAGTTCTAATGTCTTCAAGGATTTCTTTTGTTTCGTCTGTTATCCCTTTTTTGTTTCTGTTTTCTACTATTCTTTCTCCTACTATACGCGCTCCGGCAGCTATGTCTTGAATCGTAAGATTTTCGGCTGTTTCTATATAGTTATATAGAGCCATAAGGTCATTTTTCAAAGCGTCAATAGTATATTCGCTATCGTAGTCTTCTAAAAGGCTTTGGGCTATACCCTCTATTATATTGTTTCTTATTTTCATGCCATCTGTAATCTTAAACTGCGCTATGAGATTTTCGTTTATCCTTTTTAACTTTCTGTTTTCTTCAAGGAGTTCTCCCGCCTTTGTAGCGTTTTCTTTTATGGAAAATTTTATATCCTCGTATGTATATGTCTGATTTTCCTGCATATCATAATTATATATCTTGACATCTTTTATGAGGTCGGGTATACTAATTTTAAAAGATGTCGTCAAGAAATTACCATTCATATTGTTTGGTAATGCGACATCTTCTTTATTTTGTAGTATTTCAGTATCTACAATATATAGAAGATTTGAGTTTTCTTTTTCTCTTGCGGTTATTTTTACTCTATAATTATTATCTTTCATCGTTATAGGTGCTATAAAATGATGAAAACCTCTTATTTGCTTATTGGCATTCTTACTTTTCTGGTTTTCTATGGTGTCTATATATACAGCATTTTTAAAAAGATTTGGTAAATATAGCGCCGCATTCAAATTATCAATGTAATTTTTCCCCCACGGATTAAAATTAGGTTTTGGATTAAGAATTTTTCCTATCGTTTTGCCATTTATGCCAGCCCTGTATCCCGTAGCCTTATTCTCATACGTGCCTCTTGGGATCTCCTTCACTCTGTTTTGTAACTCTCTTAAAGCAGCTTTATTATTTTTAGGTACGTCAACGTACCTTTCGGCAATCACGAAAGGAATTTTTGTATCTTCAGTTATGTTTTTGTTTTTTAGAGAAAATCTTATATCCGGATCGTCTGTTGGATTTTCGTTAGTAATATTTTTAAATTGATTTTTGTTAAATGTTACATAATCGTTTGCTAATATAATGCCAATCCCCGAACTATAGGAACCCTCATCATAAATATTTTTGAAAATGATTCCGTCATAGTTTAATTGACCCTCTTCGACCGCCTCATCAATAGCACTTGCAATATCAGCAGTTGATGTTCTTTCCATTCCACCATCTTCAAAGGTATCTACTCCGTATTCATTGAAAATATCTTCTATATTTTCGAGTTCGATATATTCTACAGGAATGCCTGACCACTTCTCACCTTTAACGTCGATGACTAAAGGATTTTTAATATTTGCGTAGCCTTCATACAGCCCATTAGTGTTACTGTAAGTTTTAGCTAATTCTTTACTGTCTGAATAAAAGTTGATATTCCTATTAAACACAGTAAAACCGGCTTCATTTGTGCCATGATATACAATCTGTAAGTTACCGTTATCGTCTCTCGCTTTACTACCCTTAAAGTATTCAGCCTGCTTCTTTGTTAGTTTCCTTCCGGAAGAATCGAGCAATGAATATTTTATATCTTCCTGTGTATAAATCTGGCTCTCTTGCGTATCATAATTATATATCTTGACATCTCTTATGAGGTCAGGTATACTGATTTCAGAAAACGCCCTCACAGATTGGGAGCCAATCGAAGAAGCTGTCAATAGGGGCGTTTTTTCTATTGGCAGAACTTCTACTCTAAGAACGTATAGTGTATTAGAATTTTCTTTTTCCCTTGCTGTAATTAACGCTCTGTACGCCCCTCCTTTCATTCCAAGCGGTGCGACAAAATGGTGAAAGCCTTTCATGTTTGGATTATCTTTTTTATTTTTCATCGGAGATATAGTGTCCACATATATAGCTGTTTTAAAAAGTTCTGATAACCTTAAAATGCCATTTAAATTGTTGATATATTCCTCAGAAAACCAATTAAATTTCTTATGCGTAGGAGTCAACGCTTTTTTTATCGTATTTGAATTTATATTTGCTTTGTATCCTGTAGCCTTATTTTCATACGTACCTCTTGGAAGCTGCTTCACCTTGTTTTGTAGCTCGCTTAAAGCCGCCTTGTTGTTTTTAGGCACGTCAATATATTCCTCCGCAATAACAAAAGGAATTTTTGTGTCCTCAGTTATATTTTTATTTTTTAGAGAGAATCTTACAATCGCGGCGTCATTATCTATATCGGGCCTTATATTTCTTATCTGTTCTTCAGTGAAATACAATCTGTTTGAAACATCTCTTGCCTCTATTTCTCCTGCGCTATTCATGTAGTAATCGTGGCTTGATATTTTTTGGAGTCTGGCCGTTTCGGTGATTGCCCGCGTATTTTCTTCCCATAGCTTTATAACTTTTTCTAATGCTTCCGCACCGTCTTTGTTGTTTTCTTTGAAAAATGCCCTGATTCTATCCTGTTCCTTTTCGGCGAGTACATCAATATCCTCGCCATACTGTTCAATATACCCACTTTCATCAAGAAGTCTAAAAAGCTCATCTATAGCCACGTCAAGCTGTTTATCTGTTTTTTCTTCAATACGCTTTGCTTCCTCAATAGCTTTATTCAACCCTATAAGATTGGAACCCTTGGCAAATCCTTCAGCTTCCTGTATGGCGTGTTGAATTTCATGTATGAGCGTCTGTCTCATCTGCTGAGAGTCTTCTTTCAAACTTTCATCTATAAAAATCTTATTAACAAGCGGGCTATATCCTCCGTCCATATCTCCCAAATTTACAAATGAAAAGTCCATATCAGCTAACTGTGGATATGCCTCAAAAAGTTGCGGATAGTCAATTAAATCCCCTAATTTCTTTGGTTCCGTTAAAGTTCCGAGAGTTCTGTCAAGCTGCATAAGCTCTTGAAAATCTGCTTTTGTGGCCGTATTGGTAACATGTAGTTTATCGAATAATTCCCAGCGGCGGCGTATCGCCGAATTTCTATGGAATTTACCTCTGTGGTCTACTCTCATCTTGCTGGAATCAATCTCGAAACGCCATTTATTATCTCCTCCTCTGAACCAGCCCGTGTTCTTCCTTATATCCTCGCTCGTTTTTCCGGCCGATTCCATTTCTTTAGCTTTTTCCAAAGACTTATTGTTTTTATTCAACGCCTTTTCCCCAATAAAGGAGAATTTTATGTTTTCCTGTGTATATGTCTGATTTTCTTGCGTATCATAATTATATATCTTGACATCTCTTATGAGGTCAGGTATAGTAATCATAGAAGATGTCTCCTTAGAGCGGGAACCACTCAAAGAAGTTGCCGATTGAGACATCTTCTTTTTCATAGGTAAAACCTCTACTCCAAGTACATATAACGTGTTAGAATTTTTCTTTTCTCTCGCTGTAATAAGTGTCCTGTAGTCTGCTCCTTTCATTCTAAGAGGTGCAACGAAGTGGTGAAAACCTTTGATATTTTTGTTTGCGTTTTTACTCTTTTGGTTCTCTATGGTATCTATATATACCGCATTTTCAAAAAGCTCAGAAAAGTTCAGCGTAGCGTTTAAATTATTTATATATTTTGAACTATGTTTATTAAAATTTTTATGTGTAGGGTTTATAGCCTTTTTAATAGTTTCTTCCGTTATATCCGCCCTATATCCCGTAGCCTTGTTCTCATAAGTACTTCTCGGGAGCTGCTTCACCTTGTTTTGTAACTCGCTTAAAGCAGCTTTATTATTTTTAGGTACGTCAATATATTCCTCCGCAATTACAAAAGGAATTTTTGTGTCTTCAGTTATATTCTTATTCTTTAAAGAGAACTTTGTATTTACTTTTCCTGCCCCTTCTTCGGCTCTCTCTCCCTTTCTTAACTTTTCACTCGCCTTGTCCAAAGCCTTGGTGTATAAGTTTAAGATTTCGCTCACGCGGTCATATTCAGCCTCAGCGAAGACTTTTGCCGTATCGGAAATATGTCCCTGTCCGGCAAGAGCTTTTATTGATTCCAAAACTCTCTCTATTAAGTCTTTTATTTTCTCAAGAATAGTCCTCTTTTCGGCAGTAGTTAAATTTTTATCTGTTTCAAGATATTCTATAAACGCCTTCGCCCCTTCTTCGCTCGAAATTATGCCCGCTATAGCGTCGCTCGTCAGTTCCTCTATAGCATCCTCCCTTGTCTCAACATTCTTCATCTTGTTTTCTATAAGGGCCTCCGCCGTTTTGGCGTCGCTTGTCTCGGCAAGATAAGCAATACAAAGGTCTGAAACCTTTTTCATATCTTTATTATTTAAAGCAAAGGCAAAGTGCGTAGTCTCATGTGCCGCCGCCTCCGCAGCGTTATCAGCGTCTCCTGATATAACAGCCTTAACTACGGCTTTGTCAAAATACCCATTGGCGTATACTCTCTCCCCTCTTGCCGTCTCTCCCGCTATAATCTCGTCAGTAAGTTCAAAGTCTATGCCCGTTTTCTTGGCTATACTGCCAATAAGCTCTTTTACTCCTTCGTCTAAGTGATTCACAACAGTATTGTCTACCACGGTTCCGGCGGTAGATTTTCTTATAATACTGTCGTTTATATTAACGTTTCCCGTTATGCTCGCCTGTCCGGCTTCGTACGCCTTTCTTGCCGCGCTTTCATTTATTACATTCTCAAGAAACGCCGAGTTCATCTCTTTTGCCATATCAAAAGAAACCGCGCCGCTCAATTTGCCCGAATCATAAAAATTCTCAAACCCATTTTTGAACTTGCCTACAGACACGTCTCCCGGGTAGGTATTTATGAAAAGATTCCTTGCCGGTTCCTCTATTTCCGCGGCTTTCTGATACAGTTCCCTTGTGGTATCATTGTTAAACGTCACCTCGGAAGGTGCTACTGCCTTTCCCTCTATTGTCTTATACTTTAATTCTCCGTTATCATCAGTAATACCGTTTATTATAACCTCGCTTCCGTCCTGTAATTTTGCTCCGGCAGTCCTTTTTATAACTTCAACATCATCTTTACTTAAAGTGTAATTCCTGCCGCCTCTGATTTCCTCGCTTCTGTTTACACCAATAGTATGGCCGTTACTGTTTACAACGGCGTTTGTTTCTCCCGCCGTCTCTTTATTAAATATCTGACTTACGCGAGCGTTATATACGTTATCTAAAATTCGTCTCGTACCTTCATCTGTATTTAACTTTACAGCGTTGTCATATGCCTCCGTAATATCGTTCAAAGATTCCGACTCAATCAGATTGGATATTACTTCATTATCCGCTGCTTCTTTCATCATACCGAGAGCCGCGTTTTTATCACTGTATTTAGATTGATATTCTTTATACAACCTCCCTGCTTCTCCCCCTGACGTTGAAGAATAGTCCTTTAGGGCCTCGGTTTGCCCTTCTGACAGATTTTTTCCTTGCTTTGAATATCTGTAGTTGCCTACCGCTATTCCCGCCGGAGCAAGCATTCCTCCCATTAAACCGCCTGATAACGCGGCGTCTCCAATTTGCGATAAAAATTCATTAAAAATCTCCGTCTTTGCTTCTTCTTCAGTTTTACCCTCAGCCATAATTTGCTCTTTTCTAAGACTGTAATTAGAAATGTCGCCGTTAGCCAGAGTATCGTATAAAATATTAGTTGCTTCTGTCGCGGCTTCCTCAGAGGCGTTAACGCCTACAGTTTTCGCAAACTCCTTTCCAAAGCCTTTCAGCGTAGAAGTGTTCATTCGTGAAAGAGCCTTTAAATTGCCCAAAGAAAGTTTCTCAAATAAAACCTCGAATGTTCCGGCGGCTAAGCCTCCCGCAAGCGCCGTTGAAGAATCAGTGCCCCTTTCTGTAAGGTCTATAGCGTTTTGAACGCCTGCTTCAGCGAAAAACATAGGGAGTGTTCCATAACCCAAAGTTCCAGCGCTGGCGGTAACCATGTCTCCTATACTCATTCCTACATCATATAACTTCCTAAGAAGTGGGGTTTCTATGTCTTCAGACACCGCGGACCTCGCCGCGTTTGCGGTTTGGCTCTTTCTCAGAGACATAGTGTTTACATTAAAATCTCTGTCAGGGTCCTTTATATATTGTCCGGCCAAATCAAATAAGCCTGTAGCCCCTCCCGCGAAGTTATCTACTAAAGACCCTATACTGCCCTGCACGGGGCTTTCTTTTGATAATTCATATGCTTCTTGTAACGCCTTAATCGTATCTATTTCGTCAGTTTTGCGTTTCCTTGCCGCCGCGAGCTCTTTAAGTTCTTTTTCTGTATAACCGTCATATTTAAGTTCTTTCCCGAAATATTTATAGCCGTCTTGAGACCTCGCGTAACTAAACGGATTATATGTAGTATCTATATGGCCCCTATTATATTCGTCAAGTAATTCCAGAAGGTCCTCCGGCAAATCTTTTGTTTTAGCTTCATCTTCTTTATCTTTAAGAAAGTTATATTCATCTGTCAGAGTTTTCTTCTCCTTTTTGTACTCTTTCGTATATTCAGAACGAGCCTTTAAAAACGATTGATACGCCTCTCCGTGTTCAATAGCGGGAAAAGCCATTCCATTAGTCGCAATATCCTTGTTAAGATTTTCTATCGCCTCTTTTGTTTCTTTCGCCGTCTTATATCTCGGCGTAATATTCGTATTCTTTTTATTCTCGCTTGTAGTTATCTTCTGCTGTACAAAAGGTGAAGCATTTGCTATATTGGATTCGGTAAAGCCATATGTAGAGGCTAATTTTTTAATTTCTCTTTTCTGCGCCGAATCTTTTACTTGCCTTTCATAATCTATTGACTCTTGCGCCAGCGCCTTAGCTTTTTGGGAATAATATTTTACAACGTTTTCCCTTTCATAATCTATTGACTCTTGTGCCAACATTTTAGCCTTTTTAGCATAATACTCTATAGCTTTTGTTTTTGCCATTTCTTCCTCCTATCTTTTGGCTAACTGCGCCAATACCCAAGCTCTTTCATTATTATTTAACCCGTCATCCTCTTGCGTTCTGTTTTCTATCATTTCTATAACATAGGCCAGCCTATCAGCTCCTGCCCCTCCTTGAGCTAAATATTTTCCGTATTCTCCTAAAACATTCTTTGCGTTTTGTGTCGCGCCTTTTGACACATCCGGTTCCTCTGAGCCGCTTCCCGAGCTTCCGCCGCCCGACGACGCGAGAGCCAATTTCTGCCTCGCTAAAGCATTTGCTATAGCGTCCTGCTGCTTTTGATATTCAAACTGTTGCAACTGAAAATCATAATCTTTCTGATTCCAATAGTTTTGATTTTCGGCTCCCGCCATAGACTGCCAATAAGAAAGCATATTAGCGAAATCGTTATAATCAAAATTACGTTCTGAATCATATCTATTGCTTACAAAATCTCTTTCCGCAAGCCACTGATTATATGCGTCCATGTACTTGTTATACTCGTCGTTATACATATCTCCCGTAAGCTCGTACTGTTGTAACATACGCTCGCCTTCGGAGTTATACTGCTGTAAGGCTAATTGATAAAGGTCCGGTATATTATCATTAAGTTGCCTCAAATATTCGTCATACGTTTGCTGTCCGACACTTTGCGCATATGTGTTTCCATATCCGCCCGTTAATGCCGCGGCCTCTCCCATAGTGTCCTGCATAGCTGTTTTCCCCAATACTTGATATTGGTCTTTCATCTGCTGGTAGAGCATGTCTCCGTTAAGGTCGTAAGAAAATTCCTTCCGGTTCATTATCTTGTTATATATATCTTCAAGTTGTTCTTTATATGATGATACAAATGGCGAAGGCTTTTCTTCTGAAACTTTATTCAAATATTCCTGCGCTTTTATAACCGCGTCAGAAGGCTTATATCCTTCCTCATACTTGCTTAAATTACTCGCGGTATAATCTGATACTCCGAGCAAGTTCGATTTTGTATTTGAACTTGTTGCGGGCGTCTGAGACGACGAGGAATCGCTCGTAAGTTTTCCCCACGTATTAACGCCTACAATTCCGTCAACGCTTAAACCATTCTTAGACTGATAGTCTCTTACAGCTGACTTGGTTTTTGCTCCGAATTGTCCGTCAACAGAAAGATTATATCCCTTGCCATTCAGTATTTCTTGCAGCTTCCTTACATCACTTCCTGATGAGCCGTATCCTATTTGTGAATATGCCATTTTATCTCCCTTTCTTTTCATAGTCTAACTTTTACTTTATCTATATTTTCTCAAATTTATTTATTATTTTCTAACCCGCTGCCCCGACAAAATATCAAATATTGCATAATAAAAACCAACCTTCGCGGTTGGTCTAATTATCTCTTGCGTTTATATTTTCATTATGATATATTTAGGTCAAGAGGAAACCGCTAAAAACGGTTAACCGTCAGTGACTAAAATAGCCGTCTAAGGGTTCGCAGCCGTGGCGGTTATTTTTTATGTAAATGGTTATTCTGAATTTCCTAAAAAAATAGTGATTCTCACCATATTACCACCTTCCTTAAAATTCAAAATCCCTTTTGAATCTCGGAAGGCCAACCGCTTTCGCTCGTCCTCTTGACTTTCTCATTATATCAAATCTTTGGCAGCTTTGCTATAGCTATTTCCACCTTCCCATTAAGTGAATATTTATATAGCTAACGCCCGTCGTATTACTTGTCCAATGGAGGTGAACCTTCGACGGAGTATCGTTTAAATGTCCAGAAATTACAACACCCGTGCCATTGCTCACAGACACAGATGCTGTTTTTGAATATCCGCAATGATGATTTTTATCGCTATTAGTTACAAACGCAAATGGCAAATCAAAAGCGGCAGTATAAGAATATTTAAAATTATCAACTCCGCCTGAAGAATATGGCGCTATAGTGTTGTAATAAAACAACCAGCATTCCGCTATACCACTCGCCCATTTTCTATACGACCATTTATCCGCGTCGTTTATCTTATACTCTACTACATAGTCCTTTTCCGCCTTAACTCTGTTAGCGAGTTGCGTAAGCGCCGTCTTTATATTAAGCATGACGACACCTCTTAAACCTTACGCTTTTATGTAAAATCCACTTATCACCAACATTCTTCCCGGCTGTAATTCCTGATTCCCACAAGTTATAGTTAGGGCCGAGCCATAAAGTGAAACATTCACGGGCGCGTCCATGAAGTGATAGTTTGCCCCCAAGGCCGCAAATGGTGTTTTTGGTTCCGGAAAGCCATCCATGAGTGTCCAATAAGTGTTTCCGTTTAGAGTTACCTTTATTTTCAAAGTTATCTGTACAAACACCCAATTTCCCAAAACCATATATCCGCCGGAATCTATGGATACTCTGTTTTCTGCCGCGCTCAGATTTTTCGTTGTTAATGTTTGCTCCGTAAATATTTTTACAATATCTTTCAAGCACTGTTTTAAAGGCAGCATACCGCCACCTCCTTTTTGCGCTCATGTAGTACCCCCCCCCGACGATTTTTTTCAAAGATTCCGGTATCATAGGTTCTATCCCTGTAAATTTCTTTATTACATTAGTCACATCTTTAAATCCTTGTTTTTGATTAAACATTTTTCCCTCCCCCCCCC